GTAGCATTTATATATACTATGTTTGAAGCCGCCCGAAGGCGTCTAAAAGAACTCTTATAACCAAAGAAGAGAGATCCCGCGCTGGATCTTTTGAATTGTGAACAAATGTCCACATCTTTTTATGCGTTGCATTGGAAAGTGCAACCAACTTACGTGGGTGACGCAGTTGGAAACGGGTTGGGCGAGTATCTGCCCAAGGAGTACATGACAGGCACACCCATGAAGAATGACAAACTGAAATCTTCGGCAGCAGCAACATACCCAAGAACGGCACTTTTGCTGCCAGTTACCTGTAATTCGTGTACTGGCGGATTTTCATCACTAAGCACGCGCGTGTCAACTATGTCAATACGCCGAGCATTGAAGAATCTCCTATTCGTATAGTAGGGTAACTCAACCTCAAGTGAAGGATTGAGCTGTATGGGTGTAACATACGCCCCATTGGCTTCAGACTCGCAACTAGAAACTATCTTATCAGCAAAGTTGCTATCAACTGCGGTATTGGCAATCGAACTGAACACACTAAGCCCCACATCATAAAGGTATGGGATATAAGTGCCAAAGGCTGTCAAACTTTTGGTAACTCCGTCAAAGCGCGTGACACTGGCAAATACATCAGACAATGTGTCAACAGCGTAAGGCTGCTCGCCCTTGCTGGTAGGATTACGTGTAGCAAGATACTTCCACCTGATGCCACCCCTATAAGCAACATAACAAGGGGCGAAATAATTCAGATACGTCATATGGCAGTATGCAAACTTACCACTGGTACTATCATGAGGACCACTGGGACAGTAGCCTTTATAGTAAGGAAAATCAGGTTGTGTCAAGTTCATTGTCGTACCAAATTCCTCGCTGTCAAGCTTCCCAGTTGTGACACCAGAATGTAGACAATATCTTTTGAGCAACTCGCGTATGCTCACTACCTGTTCACCGAAGAACACATCCATAGTGTGATCGTCAGTGCTCCCAGCAGCACCCACAGAAGTGACCACGTCGGTACTATCAGGTGCGCTGAGCTGCACTGCAGCAACCTGTTCGTCGGACTCGGGTGCAACCTCAAGTGTTTGTGGCTGCGTGGGCGGTTCAGAAGGAAAGTAGCTAATGTTGCACATAGCCGCGTCTGTAGGTTCGCCAAATCTCGCATCATCGCACATGTTGACGAACACGTTGACTTCTACATTGGCGTCAACACTGGGATCGGGATTAGGCGTGGTTAAGTCATTAACCACAAATACCGACAAAGTACCGTTCCCAAACACTTCTTCCAAAATGTTGGGGGCCGTACTTCCTGTGGCAAACGACGGTATGGGAGCACCATCACGTATCCTCATGGGATTACGAACTGGTA